GATAGTGATGTAAATCGATTTACTGAAGAAGAGGTAAATCGTATCAAGGCTATGAGAGATGAAGATGATATGATGTTGGAGATCATTGAGAAACTCCAAACTGAAGTAGAAGTTGTTCCTGACGTTGGTAAATATTTTACCTTTATATACACTGCAAAAACACCAAGAGTCGAATACGATAGATTCCCTTTAGTTGCTGTAACTGGTGTCTTTAGGTGGGGATTCAGAGGTTTGAACTATCACTGGGGAGAAATGAGAAATTACACCTGGGAAGAATTACAAAGCAATCTATATAAAGTATATCCCATGGAATTGAAGACTCTAAGAGCAATTCCATATCAAAGTTTCACAATAAATAACTAAAATACCTAGTAGAATGTCTATATCCACATCCACATTTGTATATGATGGACTGACTGTTCAACAAAATGTCAATACAGTAACTGGGGAAACAAAAATCTTCACTGCAGATGGAAGCACTCAACTTGCTGTAGGAAGTGGTCAAGACTGGACAATAACAAACGAAAAAGAATTTTTAAGTCAATATAATAGTATACCTGGAAATAGTAAAACATCACTTTCATTTGAAAAGGACTTTCAAAACGACACATCTAAATTTAATGAAGCAAGAACAGACGTTTTAAATACTACGAATGTAAACAATACCGCTGCTCAACAAACACTTTTTGAAAACGGGATTCCTGGATCACAAGATCCTACCACTGGTAACTATATCAATAATGACGGTAGTATCACAACAACCAATCCCTTTAGTAATGATCCAACTGCAGTAGTTAATGCAAATCCAACTAATACAGCAACACCTACAGGGACAGGAACAGATCCAGATGCAAGTAATGATACATCAGTAAGTGGTGGTACAGATGGTGTAGTTCCAATCCCCGTTGAACCATATAATGATGGTAGTGATAGTAGTGCGACAACTGGACAAGCTGGAGGAACTAAGACAACTGGTGGCACCCAAGAAGTTCTAAGATATCCATTAGAGATGCCAGATGCGTCTTCGGGATTTGAATATGATTATATTAGTATTCAAGCTGCAGAATATAAACCGACTGGTCTTTCTCCTCAAACAGGTGATTTGAGTAATGTCAATGTAGGCACTGAACGATTTGAAACTGTTATCCTTCCAATGCAACCTAATTTGGAAGAATCGAATGCAGTAAGTTACGGGGAAGATTCTGGAAACTTCATACAATTAGCTGGTGGAAAGTTTGCATCTGATGCAATTAATAGTATTGGAGGAGGTGACATAGGAGCATTAGGACAGGCATTTGTAGATGCTGGTACAACTGCTAAGAATTTGATGAATGATGAAAAAACAAAGTCATTTATCTCGGCATATTTTGCAGGTCAAGCAGTTGGTACAAATCTGGTCGGTAGAACCACAGGAATGGTCGTAAATCCAAATCTCACAGTTCTTTTCAGTGGTCCCAAATTAAGACAATTCAGTTTTGCATTTCCATTGACCCCAAGGTCAGAAGCCGAAGCAGTAAGAATAAGAAAGATTATTAGAGCATTTAAGAGAAACTCTTTACCACAGAGGTCATCTTCATCGGCATTCTTAAAATCACCACGAATATTCTTGTTAAAATATATTTTTAAGAGTAATTCCACAGCAGGAACTCAACATCCCTTTCTAAATAAATTTAAACCTTGTATGTTGGATAATTTCAACGTCAAGTATACTCCTGATAACTCATATATGACTCTGAGAGATGGATCGATGACTCGATATGAAATTACTTTGACCTTTAAAGAAGTAGTTCCAAATTATGCGGATGAATACAATGATATTGAAGAACAAAACATGGGATTCTAAACATGGCAAAAAAGTATTTTAGAAATTTACCAGATTTTGACTATGTTGATAGGACAAAAGTCGGTCAGAATATATCTGACTACACTCGGGTAAAAAACCTCTTTAAGAGAGCAGAAATTTCTGAAGACATTTTCAAGGATCTCAACTTTTTCACCAAATATCAGGTAGTTGGTGACGAAAGACCTGATAATGTCGCAAAAAAGATTTATGGTGATCCAAACCTCGATTGGGTAGTCATGTTATGCAACAATATATTGAACTTTGAGTCAGAATGGCCAAAAGATCAGGAATCATACAATAAGTACCTTCTGAACAAATATGGTACATATGACAAACTCAATGAAGTTCATCATCATGAGACACTTTTAATTACTGATAAGGCAGGTAGACAAATTGTCCCTGCAGGGTTAGAAGTTCCAGAAGACTTTTCAATCACTTTCTACGATCCTACCCTAAAACAGACAATTACAAGATCTAGTACATTTCCCGTATCAAACCTAATATACGAGGACAGAAAAGAAACCGAAAAGAGAAGTATATTCGTTCTGAAGGACATTTACATCGGTCTCGTAATCGACGACATTGAAGAGGTTATGCCATATACCCCTGGATCTAGTCAATACGTCTCAGACCGTGTTGTAAGGGGTGAGAACATCCGACTTTATAGCTAGAAAAAAGTAATAGGGCAAAAAAATACCCCGAATTTTTTTCGGGGCTTTTTTGAAATCAAAAGGCGATTTTGGTATCAGGACTCCGCAAGCTTACTGAAGTAGGACATGGGGTCTTCGTCATCGTCTCCTTTACTGACAGTAATATCAGGAGAGTTGAAGTCAGAAGTTGTCTTTGAAGTCTGGTAGGAGTCTTCCAGTTTTCGCATGACTTCTTCTTCGGAGACAGTCTTTCGTTCTGTTGCTGCGTAGTTATCATACTCAGTTTCTTCCTCTACGGTTGATCTACGGGTGGACTTGTTACCCAGTACATAATCAAGACGCTTCTTCAGTTCATCATAGGATTTGAACTGATCGGGTGCAGTGAAGGCAGTGAGTGAATACTGCTTCTTCCAGATTGCTTCCATCGCTTCATCGTCATCCAGGAGAGGAGACACACGATCGAACTCGGAACTATCATAGTTCCAGTAACCAGCAACCTTCTTCAGTTTGAGTTTGAAGTTGGCACCTTGCCAGAAGTCAAAGGGGTTGATAGGAGTTTCATCTTCGAATTCAGGTTGCATTGCTTCCATGATCTTGTCGAAGATCTTCTTACCAAACTTGTACAGGAATACCTTACCTTCATTCTGAGGGTTGGCAGGGTCCTTGACCACGTAGATATTTGCGTAGAAAGAAAGTTTACGCTTTTGTTTGCGAACGGTTTCCTTGTCTGCCTCGTTACCACTGTTCCACAGTTCACGATTCAGTTCACCGATAGGATCCTTTCCACCAATGGTAGTCAGGGAGTTTTCGATGTACCAACCACCAGGACCTTGGAAGGCATGGGAGAACAGTTTCACCCAAGGGAGATCTTCTCCTTCGGGAGCAGGAAGGAAACGAATAACAGCATATCCGTTACCACTTTTATCCATCTCTGGTTTCCACAGACGGTCATCGGCACCACCGCCACCACCGTTTTGCTTCTCTACTTCTTTGACCAGTTTCTGTGTCAGAGAACCAAGAGAGGATTGTTTCTTTAGATCTGAAAAAGACATTCGTATTTACCTGTAGTTTGTATTTGGCTTGTTGGTCAAGTTTGGGTGGGGGACCTGACCACCCCCGTATACTACACCCGTCAGAGGGACTCGTCAAGGTGTTTTCTCATATTATCTATGACGTTCGTCATGTTACTGAAAACGTAGGACAGATCCACGTCAGCAGGGAATCCCAGTTGTCTTGCGGAGGACATGATACTGTCCTTCATCAACTGTGCTTCAGGATCGTCAGAAAGACTCAGACGAGTATAGAGAACCTGTTGTTTCTTCAACAGGGTCTCCAACATTTCCACATGTTCCAACTTATCTTTGTTGGACATGGAGGGAAATGAAAACACATTCTTATAGATCTCCTCTTGGAGATCAGAAATCTCTTTCATTTCCGTTTGAACAATTTCTGACTGAAAGAAACTCATTCTACTTCTGCTTCTGCTACAACTTCTTGTTCCTTAGATGCTTCAATTTGTTCAAGGACATCAATGGCACCAATGATCTTGAGATACATCTCACGTCCGCCATCGATCTGTTGTTCAATTTCAGCTTTTTGCTGTCTTAAATTTTCAAGCACGGTTACATTATCAAGTGCCATTGATTATTACCTCCTTGAGGATAGATTTAAACTTGAATACATCAATATGTATAAAGGAATCGTACTTGTCAATTCTCATCGACAAGAACTTCCAGACAGGATCATTGAGTCTCCTGTCAAATTCTTTTTTGAATCCCAGAATCTTGTTCAAGATTACCAGGGATTCGAGTGATAGATTTTTTCCAAGATGTTCTCTTACAATTTCGGGATGTTTTGTTCCGTCAATGAAGAACATCTCGTCAAATTTTTTATCTGAGAAGACATTTTCTACCTCTGTTCGAAACGTGTAAGATAAACTCTGAAGACGTTTCTTCCAGTTGGTGTAATTTGTCTCTCCGTTCCGAACGATCTCACCAATCCACAGAGACTGAGGATCATCACAAGACACAAAATTACTAACGAAGAATTCAATAACTTCACTATCATCTTTCTGACGACTCAATTTTTCAAAGAAAAATCTGTCCTTACGTTTGTAGAAAGATTCTAAAGACGCACGGGATTTTCCTCCGTACCTATGATAGTCATATTTTTCTTTAGTGAAGTGATTTTTCAATCCAAGATAACTCTTGTAACAATCGAAGGGTTTCACTTTAGGAATCATAAAGGGAGTTTCGCATGAGATGTTCTCTTGAGGAGATTCAATTCCATTGCTTCGGCTTTGAGTTTCTCCTTCAATGGTTTAGATATTAACTTAGGAATAGACTCAATGTCAATATTGTTTTTCTCACAGAAGAAAACAATCGAGTCCATGTATTTCATGTCCTTGTTTTCTTTTGCAATCTTTTCAATCTCTTCAGAAAACGTCCTACTATTGTAGAACTTATTCTCGATGAGTTGTTCCACACTGAGTTCAGGTTTTGCCATATTCCTGTAATTTGAATTGAACAAACTCTCTAATATATTCGGTGAGAAGTTTGATGTACTTACTCTTGTCATACTGTTCATAAACGACACATTCCCCATCCTCACAGGACATAATAATAACAAATTTTTTGACTGTAATACCAGTCATTTCATAGAGCATACAGGCATATGCTGCACACTGGACATAATAATGTTCGATCCACTTTTCAGGTTTAGGTTTCTTGCTCGTCTTGAAATCGATGATCGCAAGTTCACCTTCATACTCTGCAATGCAATCGACAGTTCCAGCAACTCCCAACTGGTTAGAGAACAATGACTGTTCGATTGCATGAATGTTATCGATTTTGTCTAGAGTCGGTTTCGACTGTTTGAACAAATATTCCGACAACGGTTGTACACTAGGAAGTTCTTCATTTTTCATGTAGTGTTCAACCAGTGTGTGCATGTCAGTACCACGACTGGTTGCTGCCTTAGTAATCTTGTTTGCTTCTTCCACACCAACACGTTTTCTCCACTTAGTGAAGATCTCTCTGTTGTAATGACTGATAACAGACGTAATTGATACTAATTTTCTACCTTGAGGAGTATCATAATATCTAACACCATCAATCATCTCCCTTTCGAGAGACGGATAATCTATTTCAACATGATTAAACATTACATACCTAATTCAAGTTTAGCAATGATGTACTCTTTGACAAGTCCACTCCTACAGATATCCTCTGCATTAAATTCAATTGTATCAAAAGATGGCATGTTAGTCAAGATACGCATAAAGTCTGCGATACCATTTCTTTCATTCTGTTTTGTCAAGTCAGACTGAGATGCATCACCACAGAACATAATCTTAGAGTGTTCACCAATACGGGTGATCATCGAATCGAGTTCGTGGAAGTTAAGGTTCTGGAACTCATCAACGATCACGATGACATTATCAAGTGTCGTACCACGAATGAATGATGTAGACCAGAAGGAGATTGTACCCTGTGCCTTGAGATTGTTATACAACATCTCAAAGGATGCATCGTCTGGCATCTCGAACATGTATTTGACCATGTTCTTGTAAGGAATTTGATAAAGAGATGATTTATCTTCATGATCACCAGGGAGGAATCCAATCTCTCTGGTAGGTACGAGGGATCTGACGATGTAGATCTTTTCGTATGGTGTCTTTGGATCTAAGACATCCATCAATGCATTGTAGAGAGTGATAAAGGTCTTACCAGTTCCAGCACATCCGTATGCAACCAAATTCTGTTGTGCCTTATACTTATCAAAGAAAACTTGTTGGTTATCTGTGATTGGCTCAATTTTTTTAATGAAATCGAGATTGATCGGTTTCTTTCTCTTCATCATCTTATTAGACATTCCAAATGGAACTGGATTGGTACTACCAATACCTGCTTTCTTCTTTGCTGGCATAAAATTAATCGTAGTGTTTTAGATTTGAACCTGGTTGTTTTTTGGCTTTACTAATCACGTCTTTCCATCCTGGGTGTTTGGTGTAAAGTTTATTAAACATGTCACCAACCTCTACCCCCATGCCAGGAACATTGTCAGGGGTATAGTATCTTTCCCACTCAGGATTTTCCTCTTTCCACTTATCCCATTCATGAATACTCATTACAACATCTTTAGTTTCACCAGTTTCCTTGTGTTTTACAGGATACGTTGCCACATTAAATCTCCATTATGTGTGTATATTTATTACCAATCCAGAGCCTCTGAAATGATGGGGAACTGTTCCTTGAAAATCTCCTTACAAGAGTTTGCAAGATCCATATGTTCTTTCTGAGTTCCGTTTGCCGACCTCAGATCAATATAATGAATCCAACTGCGGATTGAACCAGTCATGTACATTTTGGTTGGTGTTGCGAGAGGAAGGACAAAACGAGCACACTCTTTTGCGACTCCCGCATCCAACATCTGATTGTAAAGATTAGATGCAGAACTGAACAGAGTTACCATCTGACGTTCCAGACGTTCAACAATTTCAGGATCAAGATCATCAATACTATTCTGACGATTCTTGGTGTCTTGTCGTCTGAGTTCGGGGAGTTCAATGTCAGATGACAGAAGGTTGGTACTTGCATACCGTTGAGAGAACTCCTGGAATGTAAACGAACGATGCCGCAGGACTTGAGCTGCAAGACCACGAGTCGTTTCCATCTCCAGAGTCATGAACGCTTGTTCAAAGATACTCCAGTGTTGATGTTTAATACAATACTTTAAGAGACCAGCAAAGTTCTCATTGTCCTGATTGTTTGGGTTAGACACACGCGCACAATACGCAATGTGTTGCTCAGCATCAGGAGTTACTGAGATCAGTTTCGCTTGATTCATGTTTCTTCTTTAAAACCTTTCGTTCTTTTTGCATCAGTTTAACATACTGTATCTCTCCTTCAGTGAAAAGTTCAGGATGTTTAAGGATGTATTTAATTGCTTTTTTTGTCTTGAATTTTTTGATCATGATTGAAATATGCGTTGAAGTATGCAACGATTCCATTACTTAACTTGTTCCCCTGAGAGATCCAAGTGTCAACACACTCATAAATGTCTTTTGTAGAATATGATGTTTCGTCTATACGACCACTACCATACCTATTTAACAAAACTTTAAGACATTGTTCACGGAGTTTCATCCTCTCCTCCGTGTACCTCCAATCATCAGTTGTCGTCATCTTCGAATACCTCGTCGTAGTCGGCAAGAGGATAATACTCATCGTCAAAGTTCTCCCTCTTGTCCATGTATGCAGAAGGATCAGAATACACTTCAGACTCTAGTGCATCAAGAAGAAGTCTCAGGTTTCTAATGATTGCTTTAAGATTGTCTTTCTCCATAAGAATACGTATGCTTCCGACAATTATAGACAAAAAAAGAGGACCCGTCAAGGTCCTCATAGATTTGTTTTCCAGTTTTGTTTGCCTCGGGATCTAAGAAGAACCCACTTGGCATAGTTAACACCACGATACGTCAAAAACGCAAATGTTTTATCAGGATCATGTTTATCTGGATCAAATACTGGAAGATCATATTCAAGTCTGATCTTCAGCATTTTACCCCCCTAACTCTTTTGTAAGAGGGTTAACTCACCGTAAAGTAATGATAGAAATGCTACAGAACTAAGGGATACGATCCCAGTTATTTGTAGTGCTTCCATCTCACTTTACATAAGTGCGACCACGATAGCAAAAAGTACCATGTACTTCGTCACCATCCTGCTTGCAGGTATACTCAACACCACGATATGCGGTGTTAGCGATCTGCGCATCGTGAAGAGCAGATGCCTTCTCGATTTGCTTCTTGATGAGATTTAAGGTGTTCATTTGTCTTACTCCTAAAGTAGTTGGATTTTTAGGCCCGTTCCTTTAGTCGTTTGCGTCCCATGGACATTCTGGTGTAGATTCCTTTACGGTTTCGACCAGTTCGAGTTTCCACTCTGGTTTCAGAGTCTCATGCTTTTGAAT